AGAAGGTGGATTTCTTGGTTCATTAAGTAAAGAAATATTTCTTGCAGGTAAACTTATACCTTGCTCAATATTTGCATATTTTCCATCAATGTAGGTAAGTGCTGTTATGGCAAAGTTAATACCATCTTGCTCTTCAACAGTTATTACTCTAAAAGTTTGAGCCTGTAAAGAATCACTTTGAATTAACCAAATACTATTTGCATTTGGTGTTTGAGATAAAGCAGAAGATAAATTTATTTCACTGCTAAATTGATCGACACTTGAAATATTTTTTGTTTCAACTGAACCATCAGGAAGTATTACACTACATTTTTGGTTAGCACCAGAAAAGCTACTTAAGTCTTTTATATTATCAACAATTATCTGTGTAGTTGTAGCAGATTTTATACGACCACTTCTACGTTCTCCTCCTCTGACTGGATCATTGATAGAGATAACAGATCCAGGTCTTACAATCGCTCCAGCATCTATTGATGTTGTAAAACTTACTACCTCAGTCTCTTGCTGCTCACTGAATAATATTGCTTTACCTAATCTCTGAGCTTGACCACGAGAAGTACAAGCAAATGCTTTTACGTCTTTCTTAATTATTCCTAACTTATTTTGAGCACTAGTATCTTCTACAACTTCATAATCTATCTCTCTGCTATCCATATTAAAATAGCTGACATTTATGACTGTATGTCTTTGTTTTAAACTGCTGCCTGAGTAACTAAACCCACCTTCACCTACATTTGCCAAGCTGAACAGATAACTTGGATCAGTAGGTCTATCCTGTGAGATAGTAACAGAACCTTCAGACCAAATCGGGAAACATCTCATTACTCCTGCTAATTCATTTATCAAAGTAAATGCTTCTGTTGATCCCTGTATATTCACATTGCAACTGAATCTAGCTTCCTGCCCTCCAAAGCCATCATCTACTAACTCATTGGCATACTTACTGGCAGCAATAAAACTAAATAAATCTAAATTGCTGTCTGTAATATGAGTTCCAAAACCATATCTTTCAGTAGTAAGAAGATCAAGCAGTATTAAAGCAGGACAAGAGCACCATTGAGCAGCACCCATTGTTCCATTAAATATGTAACCACTGGGATAAATTATTCTTCCTGTCTGTAAGTCAACAGAAGGAGTACCAGATCCTCCTGCTCCTGCACCTGGTATTATCGTCAACAATTTCACTAATACTTGTCCATGTAAAAGCATCAACAAGATTTGATGATGTGCTATCTGCTGTAACTCTTACAACTCTGATATCAATAGGGAAAGAACCCGTAAGAGTAATACGATATTCTTTTTGGTACGCATCAGCAGTTCTACCTTTAATCGTGTCATTTATTACGTCTGTGAAACCACCGCTATTATATTGAACTTGTATTTTTAAATTGACGGAAGAACCTAACAAATCACCTTCATCTGTAGCTTTCTGTAGCTGCGGAAATGTAATCGTAACTTTTGCAGCATCAACAGCAGTGTTTGTTATCTGACGAGTCACAGGAGAAGAATTAGTTACTGTAACTCCTACAGCAGTTGTTGATTGACTACCTTCTATACCTGGAACGTGGGATTGGTTTGACGTTCCAAAACGAGGTGTAAAGCCTACATTTTGAAAATTAAAATCTGCTGTTTGTGGATTTGTATTGCTGGCACTTGCATTAAGAATAGGAGTATCGTTTAAAAATATATCTTTTAAAGCTGCTGTATTATAAGAAAAATGACCTTTACTAATATTATTTTTTGAAGGTGTTGCAAAACCCTCTATTTCACCTTCTGATATTAAATCTTGGATAGTTGCAAACTGTCTGCTGTTTAGTGTATCTGGTGCTCTATATGGAGGAGGTGGAGTTGGGGGAGGGCCACCTGCTCCTCTGATAATTTTATCCGTCATGCTGATACCTGATTAGTGTCGATTCCTGCTGAGATTACAACCGACCCAGTTATAATCTCTCCGTAAACTATTGGGTGGCTAGTTCCTGCACGATTAGTATTTTGCACCCCAGAAAAACTGAATGATATTCTAGGGTCTTGTTCGTTAACAACATCTTTAGGTTTTTGATACAACAAATCACTTACACCTAATAAAACGAGACCGACTCCTAAATTTGCCACTTGAGCAGCTAATCCACTACCAAAAAATCCAAAACCTTGGGTTGCATTAAGAGCAAAACCTGTGCCTCCCGAAAACACTCCAACACCTATCAACACTGCTCCTAACAAAAATCTACCTGTATTACCTCCAGCACCAGTAATGACAGGAACAATACTAATATCAGATTGTCCTATTGGATTATGTATATCTTCTTCTCCTATTTCATAATCATCAACTAATACCTGATAGTAACGATCTGCCATGTGTGCTTCCAACCCTGGAAAATTACTGACTAAAAATCTCATGGCATCAGCAGTAGAAGTAATCACTGCGTCTAATTCTTTATGTCCGACAAACTCTGCCAGTTCTCCGTAAAGTCTAACTGTTCTGAGCATAGCGATACCTCTTACCAGTACATTTTAACAACCACTCAGAATATGGTTCTCTACAAGATAGTCTATCTGCTAAATGATGTAAAACCATATCTCCGAGAAAAATAGCTACATGATTTAAAGTTGGGTGCATTATAGACATTAACAATACATCTCCCTTCTCTAATTTCTCATCACTTCTAAGTTCTCTAAATCCTGTTCTCCACGCATAACTTTCAAACAAAGGATCATCTAAAAACTCTTGTGGAGTCATATTCCTTTCGTAATCTTTTAATTCAATATTTTTTTCCTGCTTATACCAATCTCTAACTAGTGACCAACAATCAGTAACACCCCAGACCCACGGACGACCCAATAAATCTGGAACGTAACCTTCTGGAATACATTCTCCCCATTCTTCTGTTTTTGGGTTAACAATATGCCACGGAAGTTTACTATGTTCACAGCTTATTCGATCAGCCTGACTAGGTACAGGAGGTGTGATTGGGTGACTATGAACAACAGCTATAATCTCACCTGTCTTATCTGCATTTACATAATCTTCTGGATTTAAAATAAAATGCTGATGATCTGTAATAGCTAGGTTTTCACAAGGAAAATACCTTTGTTTACCTCTGACATTAAGAAGTAAACCAACAGATTCTTTTGGGTCTTGGTCTTTCGCATGAACCAACGCATCATCTCGCCAAGTCATTGATTAAACGTACCAAT